TTAATGATTAGTAATATTTCTTTGCGAGAAGTTCTCTGAGAGGGTTGAAATAACCTCATTGATTTTATCAATTTGCCCCAAGAGCAAATTTTTCTTATTCTGTTCCATCTTATTTTTTCTTTTTGTTCTTCAAAGCCTTTTTCTGTTCACTTGCCAATCTGCGTTCAACCTTCTTTACATCTTCTGCAGGAGGAAGGTTCTCTGGGACTATACCACGCTGCACAAGCATATCTCGAACAGCAGCATTGTTGGCAATATGCTCTTAGCTTATACGGCTTTCTCCTTGAAGGTCTTTGGTCTGTACATTCATACTCGTCATTTCTGCCGCAAAATCGTTTGCTTTGATACTGATAGTGGGGAGGAAATCTGCCAATGGTCGTTTCTCGGGGATTCCCATTCGTCGTTTCAGCGTTGCAGTATTCAAACGAAATAATGCTTGGTCTCCTTTGGAACGTATCACAGCAAAACTCTTGTCATTCACACCTCGTTCATAAAGTACGCCAGAAAGTTTACGATCTGTTTCCTGTAGTTTAGCACGTGCCTTAACTCTTTCAACTTCAATAAGACGCTGTTCTATAAGTTCTGCACGACGAGTTTGCACAGCAAAGTAAGTTTGTGCAAATGCGATTTGTGGTTTACGAGGGTCGCCATTTTGAGCAACAAGGTAGCAAGCGTAGCGTGTAACATAATGTAATCTATCTGGCGTTCAGCATCAGAGCCGATAACAACCATTTTATTGACGCCAATAAAATGGTCTTCTACATTTTGTCCTACATTTATACATGCTTCCTTGGCTTTGTCTATTACCTTTGTGAACTTTTGCCAAAGTTTATATCCCAACAATGTACACAAATCTCTTGCGCTCCAACATTCCACGTTGTTAAGAATGCACGAAACTTGCTCAAACTGAAAGAATAACACTTGTATTTCTTCTTTTTTTCACAAGATTTCTTTTTATTCTTCAGACAAATCGTTAATGGCAATATTCTCAATCGGCCAAAACAAATCCTGTATCTCAACATTCAGACATTTGGCGATTTCCACCAATGTCTCGACATTCGGTTGTATGGTGTTGGTACACCATTTTGAAACAGTGGCAGGATCTTTACCCAATTGTTCAGCGAGCCATTTGTTGGTTCGTTTCTTTTCAGCCAGGACGACCTTTAGCCTGTTTATATCTTTACTCATATCTATGTATAATTGTTTGGTTATGCAAAAGTAGTGATTCCCTGTTAGAATAACGAATAAAGGTGTTGAATTATTATGTAAGATAGTGATTTTTGTGTTATATAGATGATATATATATCAATTTATAGAATATGTGAGCTAATCTACCTGACTATAGTTTGTCATTTGGTGACTCATAAAATGGGCGATGTCAAGTGAAATGCAATGAAATTATGAGAAATACGGATGAAAACAACATAAACTTTGCCAACCAAAATAAATTAACAGCGAGTTATGTTGGCAAAAACTGTAGCAATTATATAAAAGAAAAAATGCTAAATAGCTGATAATTAACTACTTAGCATTTTGAGGGGTGCGCCTGATAGGACTCACGGATTGTTTTTAGTTGTGTTGGTATAACGCAATAGGGTATTGATTATCAAATATTTATAATTTTGCGTTGCGCAATATATCGCAACAAACCACAACAAATAGCACGCAATTTCGCACGCATTTCTTTTAGGTGCGTGCGATTTGCAGTCTTATACTGCCGAATGCCGCAAAAGGCAGTAAACAAAATAAAAACCTCTGCAAAAGAACAAAACCTTGCAGTAGGTGACTACCTAATCAAGCGACTCGGATTATAGCAAAAAGCGTGACGATGTGTCACGCTTTTTTTATTCAAAACTCTTCATATACCGCCATATCTTGTTGCAAGGCGCGTCTTCGTCCTCAAAGAAAAACGCATGACCTGTTTCTATAATCAGGTCTGTTGTCAACGTCTTGCACAAGTCGGCATAAGCAGCGTTAAACGCTACATACTTGTCGTAATCCGTCACACAAGGCTTGAACTGCAACCCCTTCGTTGCTTCAAGAACTTGCTCCATGCTCCAATGCGGCCCGTGATGCTCTGTACCGTCCTTAGTCGTGTAGTATATGCGGCTTACCGCCTCTTCTGCACTTTCCTTGTCGAAGTGCTTGCACTTGCCACCACCCTTGCAAAACACAATATACAATCTTCCCATAATCATCATTTTTTAAATTCGTTGATAAAATCACGAAGGACAGCGCCAAGGCTCTTCACCTCGTTCTCAATTCCCTCAATTCGCTTGTCTTGCGCCCGTTTTTCAGCAAAAGCAGGATTTAACTCTTCAAGCAGGGCATTACATTTATCTATCGTGTTTTTGTGTTTGTCAACTTGTGATAATGCTTGTTCGCTTGCTGATTTCATTGCTTCCACTTCGCGTAACAATCCTTCTTTGTCTGTTGATAGAATAAGGTTAGCAGCATAGGTGACTGTTGCAGTTTCTGGTATTGTGTATGTTTTGGTTGTACCTTTAGCTTCGATGGTAACATCTACAACCAAACCATTTTGTTGACCTTGACAAAATGGTTGTGGGGTATCATATCGAGGAACTGCAACACTTACTACTTTGCCTTGATAGAATGTTGTGTCGTTCTTGTCAAGAAAATAGACGGGATAACCTGTTTTTATATCTTTGAATAGCATGATAATTCAACTCGTTATAGCACGTGGGGCAATCACCTCCCCACGTGCTTGTTATTACTTCTCTTTCGACCTTTTCCGCGACCTCGCGAAAAAGCTATTGTTGTCAACCTTTTCGTTGGCGTCAATAGAATGGTTATCAGTGGTTATTTCCTTTTTGGAAACACCTCCTCATGTCGTTGCAGTCGTAGTCTTGCCCAAAGCAGCAATCAGTGCGGCAGTTTGGTTCTGCTGAGATAATTCAAGGCGAGCATCTTGATACTTGCGGTCAATGTCAGCATACCAGTGATTGTTAAGGGCATCAATTATACGCTGCGTGTTGTCCTGTCCAGCACGGATAACATCGCACTTGTCCTGCGACATCTGATAGCCTACAGAGCTAAATCCACGCTCCACCGATGAGTTTACGAAATTCAAGTTTTGCTGCAAGGCGTTGGTTTGCCCCTGAATAGCAATCTGATTTTCATAACCCATTTTCAAGATACTTTGTTGCGTATTGCAGCAACAATTCTGAATTGCTTGAATAACGGCTGCATTGCCCTTGTCGGCTGCGTTAATAACGCGCTCTGCTGAGAAGCCTACTTGCCCTGCTACTTGGTCAATAGCGGAGCGAACTGCACATACTCCCTGCTGCAACTGATTAAAGTCGCAATTAAGGTTTGCACCCAGTGTTGTAAGAGCATCGTTATTACCCTTGATTGCTTGCATCAACAAGTCTGAATTGTGATTGTCGGCCATTTGCGAGCGCAAAGATTGGATTTGGCCCTGTATCTCTGCATCTTGCAGACCATTGCGATTGTTGCCGAACCCGAAGCCATTGCTACCGAACATGGCAAGGAAAATAAGGTACAAGAACGGATTGTTTAGCCACTGGTTAGCACCTCCAAGGCCACCGTTCATCATAGCAGCCAAGGCCATTGGGTCATTGCCCTTGTTGTTCGCCATTGCCGCATAAGCAAGCGCATCATTACCTCTGTCGCAACAGATTACTTTCTCTACATTGTCCATAATTATAAATGTATTAAGTTGGTCGGGGAATATCCCCCGATAGCGCAAAGGTGGTGACAAGTTGCTTGTGAGTTGCTTGTGAGTTTTGTTGTTTGTTTGTGAGTTGCTTGTACTTTTAATAAATTTTCCTTTATATCTTCTTCCAATAAAGAACCGCTATTATATTAAAGCAGTTTCCTCACATCATAAAAAAAAAGTGACCCTTATGGGCCACTTCGATAATTAAAAGTCCTTCAAGAAATATGAATGATGTCCTCGCCAAAATATGCTGATATTTTGGCTATTGTAGAAAATGTAAAATTATGCGTTCCTCCAAGCCATCTTGATACTTCTGCTTCTGAACGCCCCATGCCTTTTGCAAAATCTTTTTGCGTCATTCCTCTTCCCTTCAAAATGTCAGCTATCTTGTCAGACACAGACATAGAGAGATTTACTTGTCTCTCAATGTCGTTCGGTATCCGATTCATAGCTTCCATAAAGAACTTTCGAGCTTTCATAATTCAAAATCTTTGTCTTTAGGATTAAACTTCCTTTCTTCTATTGTGACTTCTCCCCTCTTTATTGCAATTTTAAGTGCTTTGTCTAACTTTTGCAAAGTTACAACATATCCATTCAAGTTGTCACAATCTTGGTATTTTTGTGCCTTTTTTACGCCTCCATTTCCTGCTATAAGTATGCTGTCATTTATTCTCACGCAATACAATCTCAATTTTCCTGAATCTATAGGAAGCGCACATACTCTATCGTTGTATTTCCCCTCTGGCCGAAAGTAACGTTCAAGGAATCCACTAACCTCCAACATACGTTTAATTGCTGTAAGTATAGTATTTAAGTCCTTGCTGTAACTTTCATTATGTTTCTGAACGAATTTCTCAAATTCGCTAATACTATCGCCTTCTAAGCAAATAGAAAACAAACTGCCTTTTTCGGCTTCTGCAATTGATTGTAATTTAACTGATGTCATTTCTGATATTTTATATTAACATTGCAAAGATAACAAATTAAATAATACAAATTACCTTTTAAGGTAATATTTTTTGTAGGAGAATTTTTACTTCCTCCCTCATCACCCGTGCAGCAAGCCCCTTAAGCCTGTACCTCGCACTATTCTTCAGTGAGTTTACTCGCTGCTGACTCATTCCGCTAACGGCTGCAATATCAAACTCCGTAAAGCCAATCTCAATAAGCGTGTTAATCATTACCACACGCGCAATAACACTTCTTTCTGTGCGTGAGGTCGCGAGTTGTTCAAATGTTAATCCACTCGCTTCTAAGGTGGCTTCAACCACTCTGTTATATATTTCTTCAAGTTGTTTCATTTTACGGGATTTTATTGGTTAAAAGACAAAAGCAAGCAGAGGATACCTCGCACGGCTCCTCGCTTGCCAACTCAACACAATAAAATCACTTACGTTTTTTGTATATAAAGTAGTAGATTGTTGCAACAATCGCAACTAACAAAATAGAGTAAAAAGCAAATTTTTTCGCTTCGTACAATGCAGATGTTTCAGCAACTTTCTTTTGTTTTGTACTTACCATTGTTTGCTTTCCTTTGCTATTGCTTACACGCTGGACGTTGCTCGCATGGCTATTCGCGCTCAGCGCGTCCTTATTATGATACACTTTCCTGTCTCGGTACACATATTTTGTCAGCACTCGACCTGTGGTGTCTACCACAACGTATGTAACCATGTTGTCTGTTACGCTGTCGGTTGTTTCCATTTTGGAGATAACCTTGATGGTGTCATACACTTGTAGCGTGTCGCTATGGTGAATGATGAGCGTATCACTCGTTCGCTCCATGCTCTGCACCACCTTGCGCGCGCAACTGCTGTGCAAGACAACTGCACAGAAAATGACAAGAAGAAAACTATAAATTCTATTCATTTTTTACAGAATATATTTTGTTATTTGGAACATAATCGTTACTTTTGCATTGTTCTAATAATAAATCAGCGATGGTAAAATTTTCAGAGTTGTATAGGTTGTTAGAATCCAATGGTTGGAAAATCAAAAAAGGTTCGCGACATTTCAAATATGTTCATTCCGATTTTGATTTTTTCATACCCGTTGGCCGTCATAAATCAGCAGAAGTGCCTACTGGCACACTAAATTCTATTTTGAGGGCGGCTGGGTTGAAACAACTTAAGAAGTAAAAGAACCATGGTTCTCCGCTCCATATTAAGTGGAGCGGTTCTTTCTATTTGAATAACCCCAAAATGCCAAGTAATATGAAACTTAATGCTGTTATTGAACGCGGACAAGATGGCGGATTTGCCATCTGTGTTCGGGAAATGCCCTGGCTGCTTGGCTATGGCAAAACCGAATCAGAAGCAAGGGAAGATTTTAACGATGTTTTCAAAGAGCAAGTTGATTACTTCTTTGAGAAACACGGGAAATATCCAGATTGGAAAAATGCAGAAATATCGTTTACATACGATTTGACAGCATTCTTTCTTGCATTTCCCTTTATCAACGCCTCTGAATTTGCTCGTTTTGTTGGGCTTAATCCCTCTTTAATGCGCAAATACAAGCAAGGACTTGCATCAGCATCAGACAAGCAGTTGTATATTATCCAGCAAGGATTAAACAAGTTTGTTGACCACCTGAAATCTGTACAATTCTGATAGGCTGCAAACATTAGCCACCATAAGCAAAGATTTATTAGAACACCTTACTGCTGCACGAGTTTGCCGTGTGGCAGTTTTGTTTTATACGAACTTGCCATACGCAAAGTGGTTCACCCGATTTAGCCACCCTTTCAAGAACTTCTTCTTACGCGGATTTTTTTGGGTGGTTGCATTAAAAAAGGCTATGCGGTCTTGCTTCAACGCGCCAAATAAGGGTAGTGGAGAGCGTCTGTTGATGGCTGATAATGTTATATTACCCATGATGCCATCTGCATTAACACCTACTATGCGTTGTATATGCCGTATTGCTAACGATGTTCCGCTATTGTAAGCCCAATCTACTAATAGGTTGGCTATGCTTTGGTCTGCTATATCGTCAGCTTTGCATTTGTCCCAATAGAGAGACTTGAATATGTGTCGCCACTCGTTGTCGGTCATGTGCTTTAGGTCGTTGATGGTTTTTGCTCGGCCATATACGCTGCGGAATGTGTTAAGGGTTACTCCCTTGTTGGTTGGTCCTCCGCTATCTGCAGGGTCGTTTACGTACCCTCCCTCAAATTGGAGGATAAAGGGTATTAATTTTCGGTAGTCTGCCATTTTTTTTTTATTTTTATTGTATGCCTTATTTTTTATTCCTTCATTCCTTCTTCAACTGCTTCGCCTACATCTTCATTTTTTCGTTTAATGTAAGCAACGAACATGCGTTTTAGGCTAAACCTACTCTTAATGCCGTGTATGTCGCAAATATGCCCATATATTGAATCAAATTCGATGAGCAATGCTGCTGATGCTCCTATTGCACCACCTGTTATGTCTGTGCCTATGCCAAAAGGTTCAAGTATTGCTTTGGCGAGAAGCAGCCCGAAGATGATAAAATTAATGTACTCCAAGAACTTTGTGATAGTTCTTCGCAATGCACGACTTAAGCGAAAGTCTTGTTTTTTAATTTTTACGCTTGCAGTTAAACCCGACCAAAAATCTGTAAAAACAAGCACTACTATAAAGAGTACAAGCCATCGCAGGTCGAATAGTACTTGTATCAATTCGGCATAGAACGTGCCACCTATAATAGCTCCGCTTGTGGTGACTAATGGGTTAGCATTGCTTGTGCTGATTGGGTTTGTCATAAGCCAAGTTTCGTTTTAATTTGGTCTAAAAGTTGTTTGTCGGCAGCAGACATTAAGCCATCATTGTTGGCAGTTGCGGTGGGGATAGGGTCTGTATATTTCTGATTGAACGACAAATCGAATTGGCGTAATACATATTTATTCTCTCCTCTATCCCATTGTAATCTATCACCGAAAAGACAACTCCAATCTTCTTCCATACTGATTTCTTGTCGAGTGCTATCAGTAAAATGGATAGCACGTTGAAAGACCTTTGATTTGTTGAAGATTACCTGTCTACAATAATCATTCTTAATGCTCTGCATCATTGTAATGCTCATCGCACCATTATCATACGTGCAATGTACGTGTACAATATTGGAGTTGCCTGATATTTCAACATCTTTAAGTGCATTAAGAGCTGCTTTCTCTGATTCAAAGTTTCCAAGGTCACGTGCATAAGAAGTTATGTTATCAAGCTTTGTCTTATCAGCAGCCGTCATCACACCTGCTTTGGCAGAAGTGGCTTTAGAAATTGGTGTATCATATACATTACCATTTGCAAAATTCAGATAGCGTAAATTAACCTGTTCTGCTGTACTTTGTTCCTCTCGAATGAAACTAAATTTTGCTCCAGCATCTTTCATTCGTTGTCCCCATTGATATGGTAAAAGTCCGTCTCGATAACATACACCATTGTCACTACCCATATAAGGTATCATATATTGTGATGTTTGATGTGCTTCATTATCATTTTTATAATGAGTATTATCATCAGCACCCCATCTTTTCCAGCGGACATATACTCTACCATTTTCTGAATGAATCCACCAGTTACATGACGCAACACAGTTTTTATCAGCATCAGTACCAGTAGAATAAATGTAGTTCTTAGTTGTTCCTTGCGTACCACTCTGTGCAGTTGGTACATTCAATGCCGTGAGCAATTGTTGTAGCGTGATAGTTTGTGCGTTGTCTGTGCTTGATTGCCCTGCAACGACCAATCGCACGTCCAATCCGCTCACACTCGCTGCTGCTTGCAATTCGGCTAATGCTTCTGAGAGTTTTTTTGTTGCCATGTTATTTGTTTTTTGTAGGTTTGCAATGGTTGTAATTTATGGTGCGCCTTTGGGCGCGCTTTTTTGTATCATTAGACAATTGGCCTTGGGACATAGTTCTGTTCTAAGACCCAGCCATTACCAGGCTTTAGCGTAGCATTAAAATTCATATCAGCGATAGCACCGTCATATTGCCAATAGAATTGTCCGTCAGTCCCGACACACATCGTAAGGATGACCATGCCTTTGCCTAATTCTAAATAGGTCGTGAAGTTTGTTTCACCTGTTTTGGAAAAGCGGCCGTACAACCGAAAAAACTTGCCAAGTTCTTCACTATCTTTCACGTTGTTATAAATAATCAACTTGCAGCCGACAAGCGAAAGAGCTTGTTGGATTTCATCATTGCTCTTTCCATAAGGTGGTAACTGCCAGCTTCGATAATCTTTTGTTACTTTAATCTTCGTATCAGCGGTGCTTTCATCAACCGTCACTGTCTCTGGTAAATAGTTTACATTGATAATGGTTGATAGATTAGGTATAATGGGGTATGCTTTTTTTCTGTATAATTTAGTCGTAGTACCTCCGACCTCATACGTCCTTAGCTCAAGATAGTTGGTATAGTTACTCTCTGTGATTACCGTTACCGAGTTAAGCTGCATACCCGTTGTAATGCCGTTAAATACACCTTGGTCAGCATATATTGTTCCCTTGAATATACCCTCATCGGCATAAACCTTGCCTTTGAAGTAGTATTGTTGGTGTACTGGGTCGATTGCGACTTTCAGAATGTTGTGGTCTAATGCGTACAGACCTACGACCGTATTGCCCCCTATCTGCAATCCGTCAGACGACATCATGCACCCTGTGTAAGTGCCGTCTTCAATCTCTTTTCGTCCGAAGAACGCGTTACCACTTGCTATGTAATTGTCACCAATCATGGTGTAGCCATTGAAGGATTTCATCCAGTCGGGCAAGGAGACTGCTTTCTTGTCCATTTCGTTTAAACACCAATCCGAAGCAGTTTTGCCCACTTCGAGCTTTACTTGATTGATAGCGATGAAATCACCGCTCGTGCCTATTGTTGCTCTGAATAGTAAGAGGGGGCTGGCATAAGAGCCGTCAGGGCGCACGCGGAATGTGTAGATGTGGCGCACCCATTCTGCGGTTAGCTCCCACGTGTGGCTTCCATCATTATTAAATGCCGTTTCTTTCACTCCGTCAGCCATTGGCATATCTGCGCTTGCATCAGACAAGACGCGTCCTCCATAATCATATACGTATGTATTGATACTACCTGAGCCACGTGAGTAGAAAGATAGCGTGTACCATTGTCCAGATACGATTGTTGAGCCTAACGATTGCGAATAAAAGTCAAACTCGCGCTCGCTGCTTCGCCATGCGCACAAAGAGTTGATGCCGCAGAACGTTTCCATGTTGGAAGGTGTAGCCATGCGAATAAGCTGCGTATCATTCTGAATGTAACCGTCAGCTGCTAATGCTGAGCCACCTTCGTATGGTCTTCCCAATGTGACCATAGAAATGTCTGCTTGCGAGCCACTTGCTAAACGTACCAACACGTATTTTGTACCGCTAAGGCTTGACTTCGTGCAGAATGCGATGTAATGTCGTCTCCATGTTGAGGTCAATGCAAATGCGGCACTTGCGTCACTTGGAGAGCCTTTTGCGTCTCCGTCAACGTAAATCGTTTGTTCGTTCGTGTCGGGATAACAATATACGGTAGCAGTACCAGAGCCACGCATTGTAATGCCTATAACGTACCATGTCTGAGGGCCAATCAACTTTGTTACATCATATTGTAATATGTCCGTCTGTTCTGAGACAGAAGCGGAGAGCATATCCGTATCACCAACCGCTGCTCCCTCGTTCAGCGTGCCGTTAATCGTGGCGAGCGATGAGCGGAAATTGAGCCACGTGCCAGCATAGTTCTCCGCCTTTGGAGCAAAGTCGGTATGCACGAGTAGGTTGTTATGTAGGCTCGTTCCGTCTGCTCCGTCTTTGCCGTTCGTACCGTCCTTACCATTCCAAACGACAGGAATAGTTTTTTGTGCAACTTCTACCTTGTCAAGGTAGAGTTTAAACTCTATTCGTGTTGCGCGAGTAACCACAAGCGTTGCCGTATCTCCTGTGCCTTCTTGTGCTATCGTAGTGCCGCCAGAGCCGTCATCGGCATATATGGCCCACTTCATTTTACCTCCTGTAAACTTCGTAGATTTTAAGCCTTGCGTTCTGTATGCTTCAACGGTAATCGTCTTTTGGCTATAAGAGGGTGTCACCGTGCCTTGTTGTGTTCGCGATATTGACCCAACGGGAGCAAGAATGTAGTAGGCAGCTCCGTCATCGCCTTGTGGGCCGCGAGGGCCTTGCGGTCCAGAAGGGCCTTGCGGTCCAGAATGACCTTGTGGTCCAGAAGGGCCTTGCGGTCCAGAAGGACCTTGTGGCCCAGAAGGGCCTTGCGGTCCAGAAGGACCTTGTGGCCCAGAAGGACCTTGTGGCCCAGAAGGACCTTGTGGCCCGTTAATACCGTCCTTACCAACGAAGCCAAGCAATTCTGTAGCTATAACCTTATTACTACTATCAATTGTTTGTCTCCATAAATATGTGCCTTGCGCTATATTTGTCGGGAATGTTTCACTCCAATCACTATTCGGTGCAGTCGTACCCGATGTGCTTGTGGCATACTTATACGTAAAAGTTGGTATCTTACCATCTTTACCAACGAAGCCAAGCAGCTCTGTAGTCTCAGTGCCATCGGGATAGGTTGTGCGTTTCCAAATGTACTTACCTTGAGCTATATTAGTTGGGAATGTTTCACTCCAATCATTCGGGGCGGTAACTCCATTGTCGCTAATTGCATATTCGTATTTAGATTGGCTCTGCGCTCCCCACTTGATAACGACATTGCTACCGATAGTCACTGTTCCTTTGCCGTCATAGGAAATCGCGCCTTTACCAAGTTCAAATGTTCCGTCTGGGTTAAGTGTATAGTGTACTTCTCCACTTTCTGATTGTGACATAACACGGCCATTTTTGCTATATAGGCCGAAACCGCCATTAGGTAAATCTCCACCAAGGCGACAAGCTAAACAACCGTCAAAAGACTTAGAATGAATGCCTGTAAGAATATCAAGTGCGGGTTGCCCATTTCCATTTGCGTGTATGTAGATTGCGCTTTGTCGCGTTTTATCTATTTCGTTACCATACTGCACGATTTCGTCTCCAGCCGAAGGTAACGACATAGAAGATGTGCTTTCGCTTACATTGTCTGCTTTCGTGCCGTTGTCTTGATTGATAACACCTTTGAATTCAGATTTGCTTATAGCTAAAACATTTTGATGTCCATTTCCATTATCTCCCAAAAAATTAACCTTAACCCAATAACCTTTTAGCCCATTGCCAGTCCAACGTTGACAACGGATAAAATCTTTCGCTGCAAAGCCGCCATATCCATGCGTTTCTTCGCCCTCCATGATAAGGTAGTAATTAGTACTATCTGATTGCACTTCCTTTACCTTACCGCACGCTTGACTGATGCCCAATGAGCCACAAATCGCACGTATTTGGTCTATAATTAGATCATGTGCAATAAGGCTCTCACGAATTTTCAAACTATCCAATTCAAGGATATATTTTCCATTCGCGTCTTCTTGCATTTTCCAACCATACCCACCAAAATCGGACATATAGTGTTCAGCCATTTCTGGCACTTTTTTGCCGAGGGCATTCAGCACAAAATTACCTGTTGCTTTTGCCGAGCCTATAAATCCGTCAAACCATGTTGATAAAAGTCTTGCCATATTTTTATTTTAATAATATTCGCAAATTCCGTCCGCTGCTGTTGCAGTTCCGTTATTAGAACCTTTAGCACTAATCCCAGAAAGGAAGTTTATATTACCGAAAGCATTTTGGTCTTTCTGTTTTGACAGAAATTCAAATTGCGCTCTCAATGCAGAATAAGTATTCGAATCACTTGCTTCTGTTTTATCTTGTCTCTTAATTAGATATACAGAACCTCCTCCACTTGTTGTCTGTCCAAGATACTGCAATCCTTGTGTTCCTATCGTAGGAGATGTCCCACTAATTTGCTTTTCTAAATCTCCAATGCGAGAATATTCGGCCTTCTCACCAACTTTGTAGATAGGACTATCGAAAGGTATATCCATTTTCTTTTCGTAACCAATAACACGTGATGCGCGTTTACCAGAACGGAAGAAAGCACCATTATATAACGTTATTCGTCTTCCAAGGTCAAAATCCCATGTCATATCTGGATTAAGTTCTTTTCCGCTGTCATCTGTCGTTATTTCGTTTCCGTCTTTGTCTATTAGGTGAAAACCATTCTCATCAACAATAAACGTTTCAATATTCCTTCCGTATGCAATATCACTGAATAGCGTACATTCATACGTATTCGGGTCTATTGCCATTTTCTTTAATTCTTTTGCAGTTTCCGTTGCAAGCTCGTCTTGAGCATTCTTTATAAGCTCTTCGTCAAGTCGCGTAACATCCCAACCTGTAAGAATAAATTTATCACCAACCTTCGGATACATTGCGCCATTGGGTAACATTAAGCCACCATCAAATTGTTGTCTTAGAATGCGAAAATATGTATGCTCAACGACATTCGTATTATCTTTTTCAGGAGGTGTTTCGCTTGAATTATATTCTGTTTCAAAAGTGAGACCTGCGAGTGCTCCCGATTGAAATACAATCTTCATATTTTCTCCGTTTTGCAGCTGCCATTCTTCGTTAAACGTGAAATCTGAAGTTTGAATGTAGTACTCAGTATATTTTTCTCCTGTTGGTGTCTTACCGTCATCACTCATTACGTTTTGCAGCTTGTCATTTACTTTCGTAATGGTTGTTTTTGTCCGTGGATATATATCATCGAAAACAAGTACTTTTTCAACGATTTCAGCATCGTTTTTCGGTGTTTCTATATCAATATACCCTGGACTTGCAAGTGGCAAATGAGTTTCTGACATTTGTTTAATGGTTTCGGCATCTTGACTGTTTGCTTTAAACCACCATGAAGGCAATTTGTTTGTTATAAGGTTTTTGATGCGATACGTATCGCCTTGATTAGGCAATGTTGTTTCACCGTCTTCCCACCTAAAATTAAACTCACCTACCTTTGTTGAAAATATTGCCGAATCACTTGCACTTTCAATACCATTTGCATTGACGTTTGCAAGTAAAGAATGTATCTTGTAGTATTCAGCACTTGTTCTGATACACAATTTTGTACCTTCAGAAACTGTAATTTCACCTTTGTAGTCATCTGAATACAAAAACACTAAATCAATTAAGATGTAACACTTTTGTTTCTTTGTTATATTTAATTCATCGAAAGGAATATATACAAGAGCGTTTTGATATGTCCCCGTTGGATTAATATCTATCTTTTGATTTTTAATTGTAGTTTTATAATATTTACCGTCATTTTCTTGTTGGAATAGAAAAATAGTTGTTATTGCACCATTTATTGTTGGCACTTGATTATAATCGTTTCTTTCGCATAATATACGTATTGCAAATCTATCCTTGTTGCCGTAATTATCAAGTGCGTATAACTTGTCACCCAACTTGTATTCGTTTACATCAAGTTCAAATATATTAGATTTTATCTGTATGAAATCATACTTATTTTTTTTAGTGTCAATCAGTTTTCTTACTGCACTAAATTCTATTCTTTCATAATCGAAGACCTTTGTCTTTTCGTAATCTTCAAAATAATCCGAATAAATATCTTTATCGAACTTGAATGTTTTATTTTCTTTATCAACGCTTACAACACTAAAATCTACTTCACCTTTATTCCAGTTAGGAGGCATATTACGTGACGAGCCAAAGGCGTACACACGTGTAGCATGTTCGCCTTCACTTTTAGAAGAAGTCATATTTACGACATTCTTCCCAAGGATAAAATCTACATTCGTTTTTTCTGCATCTTGACATTTACCGAAATGTACGAAATTATCAGTTATCCACCATTCAGTATCCCATTCTTTCGCAATTTGATTAAGTGCATCAATGTAGTTAGTTGAATTGTAGCTCAATGTTTTTACTTCATCAAGGCCATCACCTTCAATATTATGAATTGAATAAGTGAAATCAGTATCTTTATTAAATATAAAACCTTCAATTTTCAAACATCGTAACAAACACTTTACTTGCCATTCAAGATTTGCAGTTAGCGAGAAATTTGTTTCGCGCGTATTCAATGTGTCTGATTCTGGCTTATATTTATAGATACGCAATTTCCATGCATAGTAATAAGCATCAAGCTTTAATTCATAATCATAACCACCTGTATTTTCGTTATAGGTAGGATTTTGAATTGTTGTTACGACATACTTCTTCCCTCTCCATATTGCGAAAGAACCAATTGGAAAATAAATGGGGGTAACAAGCGAGAATTTTAACGTTATACTATCTTCTTTCATCAACTCGCACTTTTCGATACACCCTTCATAAATGGAGGGCATATCATAAAGTAACTCGTTATTAGCATTATAGATTGATATGTTCATAAGTTAATCCTATCTTGTGGGTTGGGTTCATAGAACTTTATTTGTATCGTGCTAAATTTATTATTAGTGTAGTCAACAATTTCTGTTACCTCTCTAAATACAAACTTAAAGCCTAATCCTAACTTATTTGCATTGAACTTTATAATTGTCGATGATATTAAATCATTCAGAAAAGATTTCCGATTAGACAACATTTCTGAACGTGTTTTCCCCTCAATTACGAAGGATAAAGACAATTCGCGAGATGCAATCTTTATTGGATAGTCTTCTGTTATAACAACTCTATCGCCATGTTCAATCCTACTTGTGTTCTTAACTATTTCCTTTGCTTGCAGGCCTTGCAAGAGCGTTTTATACGCTCCTTTTACAAGACTTGCTCCATAGCACAGAAATAAATCGTTATTATTTATTGTTGCCTGTCCTACCATTGTTTTTATATATTTCTCGTGTTCTTTTCTATCTTTTGCAAGCGTTCGCTAATAACAAACAACTCATTCGTATTCTTCTCAATGTTAGCAAGATGAGTAACCGAGGTCTTCTGAATATTGATTGATTCATCGTACCAATTGTTTCTTTGCGTTTCTATACTGATAAGAATTAACATTGAATTGTTTACATTGTCAAGTTTTGCAGTATCTAATAGTTGTTGCTCATGAATGCTGTATAGAGCTTCCGTCTGTGCTAATGCACGTCCGCTGAGTTCCTCAATACTTTCTTCACTTGCAGTAGCAAAGCCTTTTTTCTGTTCTCCGCTACTTGCCGCGTTCCCTTGACCAATAGAATTTGCTAAATCTTGGCGCTTATGGAAAAAGTTATTGCTTGCTTCTGATATTTCTTGTCTGAATTGCTGTGCGTGTGTTTCACTAATCTTTCCACCGTCAGATTTAACGGCTGCTTGATAGCGATTAACGAAATCTTCAGTCCATTTCTTAACTTCATCGCCCATTTGATTTTCAATCAATGCTTTCAACATGTTGTTTTTAAAGTCATTGACAAAATCATCTGCGCCTTTGCTCATATCACTTAATGCTGACATAAAGTTTTGATACATATCATCAAACTTTATACCTGTCAACTTTTCAAGTGTTGTTTGTTGGAAATCTTCCGTGTTCTTCTTGCATTCAAGCAATGTTTCAAGATAGCTTTGCATATCTTTATCCATGCTCCCCCAAAACTCGCCATTTTTTGCGCCTTTAAGAGCAAGCAATTCTTCATAGGAATAATCTCTTAAGTAAAAATCCTTTGCTTGCGTTATGCTCACACCTGCCAAACGTGACCATTCATCATAACCTCCAGCTTTTCTTATTGCTTTGTTATTTTTATAACTGTTAGAATGATGGCCAATCTCGCGGATTTTAAGGTATTTTTGCATCAATTTTTTAGCACTCGTTTCTTCCGATTTGTATAGGCTTTCAACTTCTTCTATAGCTTTAACCGCAGCATTACCAAACGACATGTTAACATATTCGCTCTTCTTGCTGATAAGGTCGTCCCATATACCAGAAAGTCTATTGTAATGGTCAACTTCTTTCTCCCATGCAGCAATACCATTATCATATCCAAAGAAACCACCAATACTTTGCGCAAGAGATTCAAAAGCATTACCAAGATGTAAGATTACGCCAAAGACATCGCCACTTTTAATTGAATCTATTGCGGCTACAGTTTCTTGCGAACTTTCTGCAAATTTTTCCATGCCTTTCGCAAATTGCGTATTGCTTCCGACATATTTTTTTGTTAATTCATTAAGAGATTGTACATTCTGATTAACTCCCTTAATAATAGCATCTATCGGAACGGCACTTTTGCCCATTTCAGCTTCAGCTCCTTGCAACCCTTTTCCAGCATCTTGCATTGCACTGGTTGCTTGACTTGCCTGTGCTGATGCTTGTGCAGCAGCATCACTTGCCCCCGTAAATCCTTTAAATAAAGAACCAAAGCTATCTCCGAACTTAGAAGTATCAACACCGCTTTGCTGCAGGACTTGCAAGGCTTGTTGTTCGTCCATTCCTTTCAAATCGTCCGCTTTCATCTTACTACCTTGCAATTTAAGATAGTCATTCAGGTTCGTTCTTCGATTATCAAGGTTTTTGTCTGCTATTTTTTTGTTGTGTTGCGCTTCTTCGTTCTTTAAAACAGCGTCATCATATATTCCTTTTTTCTCTTCGTAATTTTGTCTTAATCTTTTTTCCTCAAGATTATTATTCCATAACGTTCCAACAGCACCACCTACCCAAGATGTTTTATTTTTATCAAGTTGCTCTTGAACTTTGGTATATTTATCAACTAATTTAGATTTATCACTTACGCTGATTGTATTATCAGTGTCAAGGATTTCTTGGCGCACCCGACAAACCCTGTGGGGAGGACGCACGGATGCTAACCCAAAACTGTCGCTAAACGATACATGAAGAAAGGTATG